GCTACCAGCACCTTGTCGGAAACCACTGACGTTACTGCGGCCGCTTTGAGCGATTCGCAGGTCACGGTTACCCTCAACGAATACGGTAATGCCGTTATCACCACCGCTAAGTTGCGTGGAACTGCTTTCCTTGACGTTGACTCAGCTGCTGCTAACATCGTTGGTTACAACGCTGGTGCTTCAATTGACGAAGTGGCTCGTGAAGTTCTCGCCGGTGGATCAAACGTGATCTACGGTGGTGGCGGTACGACTACCCCGACAAGCCGTACCACGGTTAAGGCTGTTGACATCATCGAAGCTAACGACATCCGTAAGGTGACCGCACAGCTTCGTGGTGCAAACGTTCCTACTTTCAACGGTTTGTACATGGCTTACATCCACCCCGATGTTGCTTATGACTTGCGCCGTGAAACTGGTGCTGCTGCTTGGCGTGACCCGCACGTGTACCAAGATACGAACATGATTTACAACGCCGAAATCGGTGCTTTTGAAGGTGTCCGTTTCATTGAAACTCCTCGTGCAAAGGTGTTCCAGAACGCTTCTGACGGTTCGGGTTCAACCGGAACTATCGAAGTTTACTGCACTCACGTGATGGGTCGTCAGGCTTTGGCTAAGGCGTACTCGTCAATTGACGGTAACGGTTCAGTTCCGAAGGTTGTTCGTGGCCCGATTGTTGACACTTTGAACCGCCTCCAGCCAATCGGCTGGTACTGGTTGGGTGGCTACGGTCGCTTCCGTGAGGCTTCGTTGCGCCGAATCGAGTCTGCAAGCTCTCTCTGAGTTTGTCCGGTGTGAAGGCTGGGTGGTGCGATACAATGGTGTCGTGCCACCCAGTTTTTCTTTTTGTAGGAGTGTTTGATGAGTATTTCTAATTATGGTGAGTTAGCGTTTCTTAATACGTTGCGTAACACTTCTTTTGCTGTGACTACGCCTTATGTAAAGTTGCATTTGGGTGATGCTGGCGAGGCTGGTACGTCTAATGCTGCGGTTGAGGCGACTCGTAAGTCGATTTCTTTTAGTGCTGCTTCTGCGGGTGCGATGGTTTCTAGTGCAACGGTTGAGTGGACTAATGTGTCTACGACTGAGACTTATTCGCATTGGTCGTTGTGGGATGCTTCGACTGCGGGTAATTGTTTGTGGACTGGTGCTTTGGCTTCGTCTGCTGCTGTTACTGCTGGTGACACGTTTCAGATCACTAGCCTTACTTTGTCGTTGGACTGAGTAGATGGCTACTTCGTTCCCTACTGGGCTTGATGCTTTAACTAATCCTACGTCTGCGGATGGTTTGAATTCGCCGGATCATGCGGGTCAGCATGCGAATGTGAATGATGCTGTTGAGGCGTTGGAGGCGAAGGTTGGTGTTGATAGTTCGGCGGTAGTTACTTCTTTGGATTATAAACTTGCTACTCTTTCTACCAGTTCAGGTTTTGTCCCTATCGGTGCAGTCACAATGTATTCGGGGTCTACTGCACCAACAAATTGGGCAATATGTAACGGTGCGGAATTAGCTATTGCTACGTATGGGCCTTTGTATGCAATCATTGGGACTCGTTACGGAGCATTGACTAACGGTTCTGGTGGTGTAGGTACTACTCACTTCAAGTTGCCTGCGTTTACTTCCCGTATCCCTAAAGGCACTGTTGGCATACCTACTGTCCCTACCACAATTACTTCTGGTGTTTCTTCTGCTGTAGATGTTCATACACATACAGTGAATAGTACGTTTACTGCTGGTAATGCGGCAGCTCATACACATGCAATTGGTGGATCGTCTAATACCCAAAGTGCTAACCACTCACATGTATATTTCAAACCGAACGCTGGCGCAAACGCCAATAGCGATAACCAAAGCGTTGATCACACCCACGGTTTGCCTGCCAACTCAGGCAATGCGAATACAACCATAAGTGTAAACAGTTCGCTTACTGCTGGTGACGCCAGCACAATCAACGCCTCAACAACGGCGCATACGCATGGTGTCGACTCAGTAGATATCGTATTTATTATTAGGGTGGCATAATGGAATCAAACGAAATCAGTAACGAACAAGGAACAGTTGGTTTTTTTATTAAAACAATTGGGACAAACGATACTAAAGGTTTTTTTGCTTTTACTCAGTTTGCTAAACCAGAAACATTCCTGTTTGAAGAAGATGAAGATAAGCGATGCGACTTTGATGCACCCAGAATAGTGCGAGGTTTTCATCATTGGAACACTGAAACAAACCTATGTTCCTGTGGTTCAACAGATGAACCTAGTCGTATTACTGGCGGTCACGCCATGCCTGGTAGAGTATCAGCTATATTTCCAGTAATTGACGCCTATCCAATAGGCATGATTATCTACATAGAAATAGAATGGGCTGACGAATCTAAAGAAATGGAATACCAAAACTTTCATAAGAACGTAGCAACAAATATAACCCGTACTCTTCAAGAACAGTTTAGGCTTCTTATTGAATGGGAATATGCTCATGAGCATTTAAACAATAATGAAGAAATGGCTATTTGCGCCTCAGGAATATTACAAACATTAAATCTTCCAACCACTATAAGGCAATGGCTTTTAAACGAAGTTCCCAATCAAAAAGTTAATAGGTTTTTGGAAGGTAGAAAAGATGCTCAAGAACGAGCAGAGATTAACACAATACCTGATTTAACGGAAGAGTTTAAAGAATGGTTAATTAATAAATATAAACAAACCAAATCTTTTGGTAAACATGAGTAAAAAAACAGAAACAATACAAAATCTTAAACAATCTTCAGAAACCAAAACAGACTTAGTTGACCAGTCGTTGTTGTCATTTCCGAATATAGGTGAATTACATAAATTAAATATTTATTTTTATCAACCTGAGTATTGCTTTAATATAGGATAAACCAATGAAACAACGCAGATCGTTTGGAGAACACAATGACTGAAGTTAAATACCCCGCTGGGGATTCAGGAATGATCGCAGTATTTGATGGGTTGATTTCTGCAAACACTTGCCAACAATTTTTGGATGAAGTAAAACCTTTATGGTCTCAATTGTCACATCAAGGGAAAACTATGGGTGGCGTAGATATCAGGAGTAAAAATAGTTTTGATATGAGTTTTTCAAAATTAGGGTTTTCAGAAAAAAGTATTGACTATCCGGCAGTTTTCCAAAATATAGAATTAACATTTTTAGATGGTTTTATTCAAGCAATAGCTTCGTACCAAAACAAATTTCGTTCGTTACACAACTGGCTAGAAATAGAAGATACTGGATTCCAAGTACAATGTTATAATAAATGTGGTGGTTGGTATCGTGAACACATTGATAGTTTTCCTGGTACTGATTCACAGAATCGAGTTGTATCAGGTCTTATTTATTTAAATGATGTTGAAAATGGTGGCGAAACCAAATTTCCATTACATGATGTTGAGGTTGAAGCTCGTGCTGGCCGTATAGTTTTATTCCCGTCTAATTACACTCATCCGCATGAAGGTAAAACTCCTTTGTCGGATGACAAATGGATTGTAAACACATTTTTTGTACATAATGAACAACCTGATTTTAATGAGAATCCTCATACTCATAACCATGAGGACAATGACCATAGGAACTTAAATGGCTCGGTTATATAACGATCCATCATTTCTTTATAACGCCAGTAACCTTTCTTACAACGGCGTAGTCACATTTTCTAGCACTGCTACAGGCTCAGGTACAGGAACACAAACTGCTACATCGGCAGTTATACGAGCAAGAACCGCTACAGGGTCGGGTGTAGGTACAGAATCTGCCGATTGGAATATTAATCCAAGCCGTACTGCTACAGGTTCAGGCACAGGTACAGAGTCAACATCTTTTATCCGTGTGCCAGTGCGTACCGCTACAGGGTCGGGTGTAGGTACAGATAGTTCCACGAGTGTTCACATCTCGCCTCGTACCGCTACAGGCTCAGGCGTAGGAACATCGCTTAACAGTATCCTCCACAAGAATTTGCGTACCGCTTACGGTGCAGGTGGATCAACAACCAGCGATACCGCCACCGGTCTACGCATCGTACTTAGAAACGCAACAGGCTCAGGATTAGGAACACAAACCGCTACAGGCTTACTATCTGTACTTAGAAGCGCAACAGGCGCAGGCACATCAACACAAACTGCTACTTGGACTAAATCGTTGATCTTCCGCCCACCTGTTGAAGACAGATTCCCGTGGGACAACTACCGTAACGCCGAACCAGCGCACCGCCTATTCTCTAAAGCCAACCAGGGGTATCGTGCAAGAAACATCTTCCGACTCAACACCGGTGCATACACCAACACTGATCCGTTAGACCCCACACTTGTAGACAAAGTGTATTACGGCGGTCACGACTACTTTGTAGAGCAAACCGAAAAAGATCAGCTAGTCGCAGCAGGGTATACTGTCACCTGATGCCTACATTCACCCCGCCCACAGACGCATATCTGAACCTCACCGACTTTGATGTTGACACTCCACCGACAGAGAACCTGCGGTTGTCGTTTCGACTGCTACGCCATTTTGCGTCGTTGCCTCGTGGCAGAAATGTCTATAAACTTGATGACAACACATATACCGAAAACGATCCTGCTGATTTTGACACAATTCAAATCAGTTATCTCGGTGGACACGTTTATACTATTACCGACGATGAAGCTGCCAGCCTGACCGCCGCAGGATACGGCGCATACATCACCTGACTATAATAAGACCATGATAAAACATCAAGAAACCCACCCCAAACTTGACGTTGAAGGCTGTTTCGCCTGTCGAATCTCCTCAGTGTCAATGGACTCCTCATGCACCCCCAACCGTCGCAGTGACGCAGCTCGCATCAACGCCACAGAATCCCGATGGGACAAAGACATGGATGCCTACAAACGGTTACGGGCAGACGGGCTACAACCCAACAAAATTGATGGTGCAGCCAACGTAGAGAAAAAGGCTGAGACAGCGTTCCAGGTGGAATCAGGCCACGTGTGAAACACCCTTACGACATTCAGGGTGTCAACATCCCTCATGTCGGCTACGGCAGGATGATGCAAGAAATACAGGATGTTGCTGTAGATCGCATCGACCAAACTGAAGACGCAAGGACAGTCGTGTTCGGTATGACCCCTGACATGATTAAAGGCTCATGGGAAGGTCAGTCAACGGCAGTCGTGACTATGTGGGAGACAGATGTTTTGCCTCCCCGTTTCGCTCGCCTTCTCCCTGCATATGATCGAGTTTTAGTCCCCTGCGACTGGAACAAAGAACTGTTTGACGCTATCCACCCTGATGTTCATGTCGTACCGTTAGGTGTCAACCATGATGTGTGGAAACCCCAGGTAGTAGAAGATAATTCTAAGTTCAGGTTTATGACCGGTGGCTCAGGATGGTTACGCAAAGGTATCCCTCAGGTAGTCCAGGCGTTCCATGATGCTGCTTTGCCTGACAGCGAACTGATTGTCAAACTTCCCACCTATCTGTTTGATGACCCTAAAGAGTTCAACCTCGGCCCAAATGTGACCATTGTTAGAGACAACCTGTCGGTTACTGAAGAACGAGACCTACACGCCTCCGCTGACTGTTTCGTGTCTGCTTCCAGGGGCGAAGGTTTCGGGTTAATCCCGTTACAACAGTTAGCGTTAGGGAACAGAGTGATCGCCCCCGCCACTACAGGACACCTCATGTTCTCCCACCTGTTCGACTATGCCCTAGATGCTTCCCCTGAGACAGCGCACATGCAGACGTACAAAGATATTGGGAACTGGCTTGTCCCTAACCACGATCAACTGGTTGACAGTATGCGAGATGCTTACGGCAAGGGTCGCCCTACTTTTATTCAACGGCAGGCTCGACATAAACGGACTTTAGGGTTTTCGTGGGAGAACACTGTGGACAAACTGTTGACCGCCCACCCCCCTACAGGCATGTTGACTACGAAACGGTGGAAACCTGCTGGGGAAAACCTGATATGTGTCAGAGCATTAAAAAAGGTTGAGGCTGACATCGGGGCATACAAGATCAGGATTCCGAACGGGGAACTAAAATGGGTTCCGGTGTCTACTTTTGATGCTCTTGTGGACTCAGGGAATGTTACCGAATTTGTGTGACCAAATAGGGTATACTAGGGAATATGGCTGCCAAAAAGAAAGCAACACCCTGTTGGGATAACTATATGATGGTCGGTATGAAAAAAGGCAAGTCAGGCAAACCTGTCCCCAATTGTGTTCCGAAGTCTAAAAAGAAGTGACTACAACAGGTACGATCCTTGATCGAGCCAACCAGCTTCTGCTGGCAGGTGTCGTAGAAGAACGCAACAAGCTTGCGGCTTCTTGTGATGCCTCCATAACCACGCTTACTATGTCGTATGCGTTGGGTTCGCTTCGGGAGAACACTGTCTTTGAGATTGGTTCAGAGATGATGTTTGTTTGGGAAGCAAACAGCACTTCCAAAACTGTGACTGTTGAACGAGGTTACGGTGGGTCTACCGCCGCAGCGCACACCACAGGCGATATCGCTACGGTGAGTCCTCGGTTCCCTCGTGGACAAATGTTGACAGCACTCAACGCCGAACTATCTGATCTATCGTCACCGCTAAACGGGTTGTTCCAAATCAAAACAGTAGACCTGTCATATAACGGTTCGGATCGCATGGTGAACCTCACGGGTGTCACCAGCATGATTGACCTATACGATGTCCGATACCGCTACCTGAACGACGATTACCCTGTAGTGCGTAACGTTCGACTACTACGAGACATGCCTACAGCCGACTTCGCTTCAGGGTTTGTTCTTGCTTTTGACTCGCATGTCCGTTCCGGTACTGTCCGTGTGATCTACAAAGCTCCTTACGGTACGCTCGCTACCGAAGCATCAGTGCTGTCTACTTCAGGTGTTGGCACAGAGTTAGAAGACCTACTTGTGTTGGGTGTCCAAATTCGTATGGTTGCTGGCCGTGAAGTGAAACGTAACTTCACTGAATCTCAGGGTGACACTCGTCGTGCTGACGAAGTACCTGCTGGGTCTGTTACGAACAGCATCAACAACTTGTTGCGTTTGCGTCGAGATCGCATTATTGCTGAAGCAGCTCGTCTTACCCGCCAGTATCCTC